AGACTTTTATCACCTCTTTTACTTAAGGGAATTCACGTTCCCTTAAGTTTTTTAGAAACATTTAAATAATCTAATATTTATTAATATTAACATGGAAACAGTAACAGCGAAAGCATACAAAATAGGGAAGTCAGGACAAAAACTAGCAGGAATCCCAAGAAGATCAAGCATAGAACCGGGAGATGAAGTTTTAATAATAAAGATGAAAGACATAATAGATGAAAGTGCATTAATTAAAAACAAAATAAAGGAACTAAAAAATGAATAAACTAAGGAGTAAACAATGCAAATAGAAAAAATAAACATAAACGAAATAAAAGAATACAAAAAAAACGCAAAGATTCACACAGAGAACCAAATAGACAAGATAAAAGAGAGCATAATAAATTTCGGTTATAACGATCCAATAGCCATAGATGAAAATAACGAAATAATAGAAGGACACGGAAGATTAAAAGCACTAAAACAAATAACTAACTACAAAGACAAGGATATTGATATAATTAAATTAACAAACTTAACAGAACCGCAAAAGAAAGCTTATAGGATAGCACACAATAAACTTAACTTAGATACAGGATTCGACTTTGATATATTAAAAGAAGAATTCCATGATTTAGAAGATACAGACTTCTTTGATTCTACAGGGTTTGATTCTCAAGAAATAAGCAATATATGGGACGAAACAAATGAAGACAACTTCGATCAAGAGAAAGCACTCAAAGATCCAAAATATAAGGCACAAATATGTCAAATATGGCAATTAGGAAACCATAGACTAATGTGTGGAGATGCAACAATAAAAGAGAACGTAAGCGCATTAATGGGCCAAAAAAAGGCAGATATGGTGTTCACTGACCCTCCTTATAACGTGAATATTTGTGGTGGTGGTGCAATGCCGTTGGAAAAACAATCAAAAATTCAACAAGAAATGGCAAAATCAAAGAATAAAAGAACAATCGAAAATGATAATATGAGTAGAGAGGAATTTAGAGTATTTACAAATGAATATTTAAGCAGATATTTAGAAAATTGTGATGGGCCTTATTATATATTTATGAGTTGCAAGGAATGCGGAACGATCATGGAGAGTTTTGAGAGATTAGGTGGACACTGGAGTAGCACAATTATATGGAATAAATCAAACTTTGTATTAAGCAGGAAAGATTATCACCCAAAATTTGAACCAATTTTATATGGTTGGAAGGAAGGAGAAAAAATCAAACATTTAGATCAAAGAGATGAATCAGATGTCTGGGAATTTGATAAACCACACAGTTCAAAGCTACACCCAACAATGAAACCATTAGAATTATGTGGTAAGGCAATAAAGAACAGTTCAAATAAAGACAATATAGTATTAGATTTGTTTGGAGGCAGTGGAAGTACCTTAATATCATGCGAACAAACAAACAGAAAATGTTATATGATGGAACTAGACCCAATATACTGTTCAGTGATCATAGAAAGATGGGAAAAATTAACAAACAAAAAAGCAGAAAAGATTGAACAGGCAAAGCCAAAAATTAAAGGAGAATTCCCAGATTACTAAAGACTTTAAAAGTCTTAATATTATCTAATATTAAAATGGGATTGACAATACATTATACTTTTGTGAGAGAAAAGGAACCAGAGACACTTTTAATAAGGGCCGAGGAAATCGCAGTCCAATTAGGGTTTAAAATTGAAGAAAGAGGATGGAATAAACTAATAATCAATCCAGACGAAAAATCTGAATGGATAGGACTACATTTCCATAAAGTAAAAACAGTAAAAAAAAGAGAAGGATACGATTTAGAAAGCGAAACAATAAAGAGAAATGAAGTAGGAGAGTTAGATGATGAGGATTGGTTTTGTTCAGGATTCATAAAAACACACTATGCAGGATACAAAACACACATAAAAGTGGCAGAATTTCTAAGATTTATATCAAGTTACTGTAAAAAGGTAGAAATATACGACGAATCAAGTTATTATGAAGCAGGATATTCAAAAGAATCAGAAACTAAATTAAAGGAATTTTTAGATAGATACAACGGACAAATTGGAAACTTGGCCAAGCAATTAAAAGGAGTTTTTGGCAAAGAGAATATATGGCTTGGAGGAGATGTATAAAAATGGCAAAAAAGACAAAAAAGACAAACAATTTGACCCAAAGACAAATTGATTTTATAGAAATATTCAAAAAGAATATGGGATTATTAATAGTAAGTTGTGCAAAAGCAAATGTTAAGTCACCTAAAACATTTTATAGATGGTTAGAAATACCAAAATTCAAAGAAGAAATAGAACTTGCTAGGTTAAATTTGAAAGATTTTGGGGAAAGTGCACTAATTAGTTTACTTAGAGACAAAAATCCAGCCGTTGTATTACATTTCAATAAGACTAAAAACAGAGACAGGGGTTATGGAGAACAAATAAACATAGAACATTCTGGAAGCAAAACCACTAATGTTCAAGTAAGCATCATAAATCCTAATGAAAGAGATAAAGTTCAAGCCGACAATAAAACAATTTGAAGCATTAGAGGTTCTAAATGATGAAACAACAGAGGAATTATTATTTGGTGGCGGAGCAGGTGGAGGAAAGAGTCTACTTGGATGCTTTTGGATAGTATTAAATTGTATGCGTTATCCTGGAACAAGATGGTTAATTGGAAGAGCAGAACTAAAGAGATTAAAGCAATCAACACTTAAAACATTATTTGAGATATTAGGATCAGGAAACAAAGGAATATTCAACTTTAAGAAAGATATTGATTACAGGTATAATTCAATGGATGGATCAGTTATTTTCCCTAATTTCCAAAATTCAGAGATAATCTTGCAGGATATGAAGTCACAACCAAGTGATCCAGAATTTGACACATTAGGTTCCACAGAGTATACTGGAGCATTCTTAGACGAAATATCAGAAATACCAATTAAAGCAAAGCAAATACTTTTAACAAGGTTAAGATATAAAATCGATCAATACAATATTATTGGTAAGGTGCTTTATTGTACTAATCCATCAAAAAACTGGTCATATTCAGAATTTTATAAAGCAGAAAAGGACAAAAAGATAACAAAAACAAGGGTATTTATACAAGCATTGGCAAAAGATAACCCACATATACCAAAAACATACATAGAAAGCTTAAAGAGAGCAGACAAGCAAACAAAAGAAAGACTACTTTTAGGCAACTGGGAATATGATGATGATCCGAATAGACTATTTGAATATGATGCAATTATTGATATTTTTACAAATGATGCCGAGCGAGGAAACAAATATTTAACTATTGATGTTGCAGGGAGAGGAAGAGATAAAACAATTTTGATGTTTTGGGATGGATTGTTTATAACAAAAATAACCACAATGGACAATATCTCAACACAGGAGCTAGATGAAATATTAATAAAGTATAAAATACCAAGAAGTCATTGTTTGGCAGATAATGATGGGGTTGGATTCGGATTAGTAAAAGACACACAAGGGATTAAGGGATTTGTTAATAACTCTACAGCTATCGGAAAAAAGAAATATTCTAAAAATAAGCCAATTACATACAATTACACAAATTTAAAGAGTCAGTGCTGGTTCCATTTGGCAAATTTTGTCAATTCAGGGTTAATCGGATGCTATAAGGGAATAAAATCAGAAGACAAGGTATTATTAATAGAAGATCTGGAGCAAATAAAACAAAAAGATCAAGATAAAGACGGAAAATTGAGAGTTATTAGCAAGGATGAGATCAAAGAACACATAGGGAGATCAACCGATATTGGTGATGCGATGATGATGAGAATGTATTTTGAATTAAAGCAAAAAGTAATTACACTATAATAAAGAATTTAAAAGGAAAAAACATATAATATTATCACCTCACACGCATCACAGCTTTAATACTCATGGGATTACTAGATTATTTCAAAAAAACAGAACAGAAGGCAAACCCGCCTAGAGTGGTATTTGCAGATGAAAGCACAAGGGGAGCAATCAATAAAGTTCTTTTACCAAATTTTTTATTTAAACCGCCTTTCGGAACACCAAGATACAAGGATGTTATTACATTAAGGAGATTAGGCAAAACTGCACAAATAGCAATGGCAAAACAACTTATAATAGATGAGGTGGTTTCTATTGACTGGTCTATTAAGCCAAAAGATTCAGACAAAGAGCAAAGTGACGTTTTAAGTTCTAAAATAGAAGAAGTGGAAGCTTTTTTTGAAAACCCCAATACAAACAATCAATCATTCGAATATTTATTAAGACAAATGCTAAATGATTTATTAGATATGGACTCAGGGATATGGGTTAAAGAGTTCGATAAACATGACAGAATGGTTGAAATAGTATGTGCAGATGGTGCTTCTTTCTTAAAAAATCCGGATATACATGGACGATATGGCTCCAGAGAGGATATAATTACAGATAGCATTGGAATGACAATCAACCCGCAAACAGGTCAACAAAACTTTGAAGGCCAAGGAATGACTTTAATTGAAGCAAGGGATCAATCAGCATATTTTCAATTCGGATTTATAACAACAAGCAGGCCTATCCCATTCGGAAGAAGGGAAATAGTATGGTTTGAGAAGAACCCCCAGACAGAACAATTATATGGAAGAGCACCAGTCGAAAATATACAAGAGATAGTCCAATCGCTTCTTTATTCTGCGGAGTATAATTTAGATTACTTTGAAGACAACAATATTCCTAGAGGTTTTATCAATTTAGCAGGATCAGATGCAGGAGAAATGGAAGCATTCAGAGACAGATGGAATGAGATGCAAATGAAAGTTAATCAATCAGGTTTATTAAAAAAGAGTTTCCACAGAGTACCAATCACAAATACAGAAAATGCATCTTTTGTTAATGTTCAGTTCAGTTCGCAGGAATTACAACTATTAGAGTCTCAACAATGGTTTAGTAAGTTGGCATGGGCAATGTTTGGAGTAACACCAAGTGAGCTAGGTTTTACAGAAAACTCTAATAAGGCAACAGAATCAGGACAAAACAAAATAAATAAAAGAAAGTCTATACTCCCATTGCTTAGAACAATAGAATATTTTATCAATAATAACATAATAAGTGAGTGGGATTTTGGTGGAGAATTAAAGTTTGAATTTAATACATACGATATAGAAGACGAATTTAGAAAATATGAGCTATATGAAAAGATGATCAATACTAAGCTAAGGACTAGAAACGAATTAAGAAGAGAGGAAGGTTTAGAGGAAATAGAGGGTGGAGATACTTTCGAATCAGATAACATGGCAAATGCATTTCAAAAGTTCGGTGATCCGAAATTAGGGCAAAACGAACAAGAAGATCAAGAAGGTATGAAAAAAGAAGCAGAGAAAGAAAAAGAACAAAAAGCTCTAATGACAAGTAGCCCAATAGCCCCAAAAGAAAATGAAGTCATGGGCACATTTAAAAGATTATTAAGAGAAAAAGAAAAAGAAATATTGGCAGCATTAAAACTAGAGGCAAAAAAAGATAGACTAACACAAATTAAATCGCTAAGCTCAGTAATAGATAAGGTTAAGAGCTTCTTAAATTTAGATTCATTAAGACCCTATATCAATGCAATAACTAAAAGTTTATATGAGTCTGGAATGAAAAGTGTGGAGAAAACAACAAAGCAAGACGTTAATCCAAACGAAGAACAAATAAAGTTTTTATCAAATAATACATTTTCTAACATAAAAGGAATGGAATCAGATATTGAGAACAAACTTAAACAACAATTAAGAATGGGAATAATGAACGGCGAAGGAATAGGAAAGATTAGTGAACGAGTTAAATCAGTTTTTGATGTTGCTGATAATAGAGCAGATGCAATAGCAAGAACAGAAACAGCAAGAGCAGAGAACTTTGGGTCATTAGAAGCAGCAAAAAAGGCCAACATGGACATGAAGAAGTATATTTCAATAGTAAGTGATGCAAGGACTAGCGAAGTCAGCAAGGCCATGTTTAGAAAATACGGATCAAAGCAAAAATCAATAGGAATAAACGAAACATTTAGTGTAAAAATGAAAGGAAAAGAGTACTCCGGTTTAGTTCCACCGTTTATGCCTAACGATAGAGATCAAGCAATTTTCTTTTTAGATGATGGGCTACAAACAAAATCAATGAAAGATAGATTAAAAGAAGCATTATAATTCAAAACAACCTACTTTAATAAAGAATATAAAGAAAAAAGACATATAATAATATGAGCTTCATATTCACAACACCAATCAATCACAATTTAGTTGATTTAAAGGGGTCGCAAGAGTTATACATAGAGGGGCATATCTCAACAAAAGACAAGGATTTAGTAAATGATATAGTATCAGACGAATGCTTAAAGTCAATGCAATCCCAAATTTTAGACAGAAATATTAAATTAGATTACGAGCACGAAGCTTTTAGAGGAGATTCAGAACTTGAAACAGAGATTAATAAAACAAAATTACCAGTAGGCCGAATAATAGACGCGACAATCGATTCTAAAGGATTAAGAGTTAAAGCAGTTATTAACAAATTCCATTCTAAATTTCAAGAAATAAAAGGTAGTATTGAACAAAAGTTCTTAGATGCTTTTAGTATTGCATATATACCAACAGATGTTAAAACAATCTCAGATGGCCAAGAAGAAATAAGATCATTAAATGATGTTAGACTTTTAAACGTAGCACTAACAGGTAATCCAGTAAATACTAAAGCAGAAATAGTAAAAGTTTTTATGAAAAGTATGGACGCATATGAAGAAGAAATAAAGAAATGCGACAAAGAAAAACTAGAAGTCAAATCAGATTTATCCCCTAAGGGACATAAAATAATTAAATTAAAAACGGAGGAAAATTTAATGAGTAACGAAGAAATTATCCAAACTCAACCGGAAGCACCAGCGGAAACACAGGAATCTAAGGAATCTGTAGCCGAAGTAGTTGAACCTACTAAGGTAGAAGAATCTAAAGAAACTGAAGAGCCTAAAAAAGAACCAGAGAAATCTGAAGAAGTTTTAGAATCTGAAGAACCTGCAGAAACTGAATCAAGTGCTAACATACTTAAAGAGATTAAATCTTTACAAAACAGGATTCAAACATTAGAAGATGTTAAAGCCCCTGAAGTGAAAGCAAACTCAAAAGTAATAGTTGAAAATAAAAATTTAGGTAATCTTCATACTGAGAAAAAGTCTCAACCATTAGACCAATTATTATGATAACATCAACAGCAACTTATGATGGCGATGAATCTATATATGCGAAATCATTTGGAAATTTCCCAACTAAACAAGCTTATCATGCAGGTTTAAGTAGAACTTATGGAGCTCAACTTAAAAGTATTGATATGCGGAAAGAGATGGGATCGGCTTACGGAGTTCAGTGTAAATCATTAAATACATCAACTGGTGGAACTGGAACTGCAGGAAATGCATTAATTCCAGTTTACCTAGATTCCCGAATCGTTGATATTTCAAGAAAGTTTACTCCTTTGACAGAGTTAGTACCTAGGGTTTCAAACCAAGGAACTACAGCTGACTATATCAGAGTAACTGCAAAAGGTGCAGCTACTACAGATATTGAAGACGCATCTTTAACAGATGTTGCAAGCACAAGAGCAAGGGTTAGTAAAACAATTAAGTACCTTTATTCAGTTGGAAGAGTTACTGGACAAGCTGAAGCAGCAATACCTGCTTTTACTTTACAGCAATATAATCCAACCGGAGCCGGAAATGTTAATGGCAACCCATTTTCTGACGCATCTGCACCAAACGCAATGCAACAGGAAGTTTTATTGGCAGCTAGAGCATTAAAGGAACTTGAAGAAAACTTGATTATCAACGGAAATGCAACAACCTCAGTAGGTTCTGGACCTGACGGTTCAGAGTTTGACGGTATTGTTACTTTACAGAGTACAACAAATCAAACAGACTTATCTGGAGCTGCATTAACGTGGGACAATGTTGAAGGTGCAGTTAGAGACGCATTTAATGATGGAGGTAGACCAAACTTGGCTATCGCATCAACAAGTGCCTTAATAGCTCTTAGAAAAATCATGATTGATTCTTTTAGGATGTCACCAGCAGACATGAGGGTTTCACTAGGTTTCGGAATATCATCGCAAGTAGTCTTAATGACAATTGTAGGAGATATACCGGTTATACCAAGTATGTATTTAGATGACACAGCAGCAGCAAGAAGTATCTATTTCTTAGATATGGATTGGATTGAAATGCGAGTATTATTAGATATGACTTACCAATTATTAGCGCAAGTTAATGATAGTAGAAAGTTTTATCTTAAGATATACGAGTGTTTAATCATGAGAGCGCCTGAGTTCAATGCAAGCATCGTAAATATAGCTTAAAGCTAATTATTATTTTTTTTATTTTTATTTAAATCAGACCGGAAGAGGGGTTTAACCCCTAACAAAAATTAAACAGGAGAAAAAGAAAACATGGGAGATATATCAAGCGGATCAACATTTGTTGAAGCAATGCCAAACGCTGGCAGAAAAATGATCGTAGTTAGAACTGAATCAACTGCTGACACAGCAGACACAGTAGTTTTAGACTTATCAGATTACGGAATCAGTACGTTATTAGCGGTAGAAGGATTTATTCATACAACTGACGGTTCAGTAGTTGAAGCAGAAGCACCAACTACAGCAGTTTCAAGTGGAGATTTAACAATCACTATCGGCGGATCAACAGTTTCAGACAAAAGACGAGTTTATTTCGTTTACGGCTATTAGTTTTCATTAAATTAAAATGACAAACTTTGGAGAAACAAACAAACTTGTTGGGAAACTTAAAATTGATACTTACGAGATTGTAGATAGTGGAGCAGCAGTAATTCCAGATGATGCATCATACGTTGAGTTAAATAACACAACTAAAATTGAAGCAACAATCGCAGCACCAGAAGCGGGTAAATTTTTAGTAATTACTCAAACTGATGCAGGAACAGCAGGTCATACTGTAGTTTGTACAGCTGGAGACTATAATGGTTCAAACTCAACTGCTACATTTGATGCGGCTGAAGAAACTTTAGTTTTATTCGGAATAAGCGCAAGTAGATGGGTAGTTGTTGAGAACATTGGATCAGTAACATTAAGTTAAACAAATTATTATTTTTTTATTTTTTTATTTAAACAAAAACAGGTGACAACAGAAAGAACAGGAGGAAACAAATGAAATTCACAAACACATCAGAAAAAGACAAAATAGTATCTTTTAAACGAGAAAACGGCTTTGTAGGCCATGTTTTATTAAAAGCGAAAGAAACCAAAGATTTACCTAGCGAAGCCTCTAAATCTGCAAAAATTATAGGATTAAAAGCATTCGAATCTAAAATTCATAAAGTAAAAGTAGAGACTAAAGTTTTACAAGAGAAAAAATCTAAACTTAAAAAAGCAAAGAAAAAAGTTGTTAAGAGGAAGAAATAATGGCCATAAGATTTATATCGGTTGCAGATGCAAGAGTTGTAAGTGGTATTGATGTCACGTTAATTGATGATCCAGACATGACAGATTTAATTGAAGATGTAGAATATCAAATTGAGAGATATTTAAATACATCTTACACACCAGTCGAAGAGATTGATGTTTTAGATGGAAATGCTAGAAATTTAATTTTTACAAGAAGAGGGCCACTTTTAGGAGTTCGAAGCTTAGAATCAAACGATGTGTCTTTATCTGTTTCCAATTTATATTATAAAAAATCAGGACAAATAATTTTAGTCAATAGCGCGGAAACATCAGTTTTTACAAGTGTTAGAGAGGGCGTGGTTATTAAATATTTATATGGAACTGTAGAATGGGACAGACTAACATCAACAAGCACAGACGCGGCAAGTATAGCAGGAACAAGTATTGCATTAAGTGTTTTAGATGAGACAGGATTCGCAATAGGAGATTTTATAGAAATATTCGGAACAGACAAACATAGGGAAGTAGCAAAAATTACAGCAACAGGCACAGATGAGATAACAGTAGACCAATTAAGCCAAACGCATTCATCTGGAAGCATAATCCATTTGATGGTAGTTCCAAGTATTATAAAAAGATTAATGAAAATTGCAGTTGGAATCGCGGCAGTAACTAGAGCGGTTGGCCAATCATACGATGATATTGTAGGATATACAATGGGAGAATTTCAAGTTCAAAAGGGGGAGCCATACACTCAATTCAGAGAAACAATAAACCAGTTAGTTTCCGAGAAAAAGGATATTTTATCAAAAGTCAGACCATTCCCGGCAATATTAACATAATGGTAACTAGTGCAGATTTTACAAATGGACCGCTTGGTGATCACGGGCAAACAGCCACACGAACTCCAGTCACAACATCAATTCATAATATAACAGGAGAAAAGGTTTATACTGATGCTGCTACAACTACATTTTCTTGTGTTTTCGAGAATGCAAACAAAAAATATGATTTTAATAAAAGTGGGCTTTCTGAAGGTGCAGATGCTAGAATGTTTATTAATCCGTCTGTAACATTAAATAAAAACGATAAAGTAACATTAAACTCTGCTACATATAGAGTAGATACAATAAGCAAGCGATTCTTTGGAGCAAACGCAATCTTTTATACAGTTTTACTTTTTGAAATATAGAAACATTTATAAATATTAATTAATATTAGATTATATGAAAAATAAAAAATGGTTTAGTTGGTTTTGGTTAATATTTTGGATAATATTTTTTTATCCAGCAGCAATCGTCTATATAATATTGAAACTTGCAGAGAAAAAATGAAAAAATGTCCGGTGTGCAATAGCACAAGAATTAGAGGAGAAATAGAATTAAGATGCGAAAAGTGCGGTTATACTCATTCAGATAAAAAAAGAGCCCAAATAATAAAATATGGAAAAGAAGATGGTGCATAAAATATTTTTAGCAGAAGGATACACTGATCAATTTGATAAATTTGAAAAGTTCTGGCATGGTAAAACATACAAAAATGGAAAAGCTAAGGTAAGATTAAGGGAAATAAAATTATATCATTTTGGTATAAATGAATGTGGAGATGAAGAATTTATGAAAGACATTAAAGATTTGTGTTTAAATGAACAATTTGATTTAAAAGATGGTAGTTGGACTGGAAAAAAACAATCAGGCATGGGAATTAAAAACAAAATGATGAAGATATTTAAATGGTTAAGAAGATTTTTTCCTCAAATAAAACAAATGGAATTTAAAGAATCAAGTGGATTAATAGAAAAAGAAAGAAAAAAAGGAAATCACTTTATTATGTGCCTATATCCAATAGGAGAAGTTAAAGATGCAAGATATAAAGATGGGAGCGAGGTTGTATGATCGAGAAATTCTTATCGGTTCAAGACACTTTATTTATTTGTATGACTATTGGTGTTTTAATAAAATTACTACAGTTAAAGCTTGGGCAAAAAGTGTTTAATAAAGAATATAAAGCGGAATAGACTATTTTTAATGTCAAGAGACGGAGTATCCAAGTGGAAATTAATAAAATTTTAGATAAAGCAATGCCGGGAATAGCCATAGAATTAGCCGGAGAGTTAAAAATTAAGACACCAGCAGATACTGGACGATTAAGAAATTCTATAAAAATCAAGTCAAATAAAAATGGTTTAGTAATTACAATGGCCAATTATGGTAAATTTGTCGAATTTGGCACACTTCCACATATTATTAAGCCAAAAAACAAAAAGGCATTAAGCTGGAAAGGAGCAAAACATCCAATGAAAATGATAAAACACCCCGGAAATAGACCAAACCCTTTTATTAGAACAACATTGAGGCAAAAATTGCCAAACATAATATCTAAACATTTGAGGGCAAACTTATGAGCTTTTTAGATTTTTTCAAGATAAAGCAAGAGTTGTGCCAATTTTTAAGAAATCAAGACATAATCTCCATTGGAAATAGAGGGGTTACAACAACAACTGCAACCGGAACATTCGCAGGAGAAACAAGCTTATTGATAAGTAGAACAAATA